GCAGCAAAAGAAGAATCTAATAAGATAACTCTAAAACAGTTTATATCTGAAGGCCTTAAAGTATTTTGTATTAAAGATAAAAAAGAATAATCTTCTTTTGTTACTTCTTTGGTGCCTGTGCTTTTTGTTAAATATTTGCCTTCAGCTAAAGCGGGGTAATTTCCTATATAATCATATAAAAATTTATTTTCATTATGCTTTTTTGAAGCTGAAAAAATTGTATATGTTGACGTAACGTCAAAAGTTGCTAATTGCTGAATAAGGCCGAAAGTGTTAATTACTTCATACTGTATCAATAGAGAAAAATTACCGTTTAAATCTGTATTATTTTGAACTGTGGCCGGTGTATCATTATTCAAAGAAGAAGGCGGGGCCGCTTCAGGGCCTATTAAATCCTGTACATATTTTTGTATATCTATATCAAAATAATAATCTATATCACCAGGAACAAATACTGAAGGTTCATTATAAAAACTTTTGTATCTTATTACTGCTAAAGGTGTGAAGCCGCTTAATATAGTTACTTTTGCATTCTCGGCGGGTGTAATTGCGGGCTGTGTTAAAAGCACTCTAAATTTTACAGGCCTATAGGCGGGTAATTCATCATGCGGCGGGATTAAAACTATCATATCAATATATTTTATTATATTCTTCAGCCCAAGCTGTTAAAAAATCTTTATCTAAATTTTCAGAAGAAAAACAAGCTTTTGAGATATTTATAAAGTTCTGTTTCTTTTCTTCGTTCCCTGCTTCAAATTCTTCTTTTCTGTCTGTTGGAATTGTAACAGTATAATAGTAAGTAAGCGCAGCAGTAACAGAAACAACAGCAGCCCCTGAAGCTTCATACTTTTCATTTTCTTCTGTTGTGATCTTATCAGCTTGTTTTTTTGTTGTCTTAAATTTTATCATTTCTTTTTGATTTTTTCTTTTATGAATTCTCTTATAATTTCCTGAATTGTTTCAGTATAATAATCTGAAATAATGCTTTCAATCTGTTTTGAATCTGCTGTTAAAACGTTATCAATAAAGCCTATTTTTTTTGTCAGCGGGTAACCTTTTCTGTGCTGTTTGTTTGCAATTGCAAAAGCTATATTTTTAGCCCGCTTTTTATCAGCCCCAAATTTTAAAGTAGCAAATTTAATAAGCCCTTCTATATATTTTGAAGTGCCGCCCCTGTAAGGCGGAACCGGCGTAAAAGGTATTTTTTCGGGTCTTATTCCATCGTTTAAACTTCGGCCGTATATCAGCATTAAAAATTCAATAGTGACTTTTTCACCATGCTGCTGTACTTTCGTTTCAAAGCTTTTAGCAAGTGCGCCGGTTAATTTGTGACCCTGCCGTACTAATTCTTTTGATAGCTGCATAAAGATAAAAGCGCCTAACATATCAGAAAGCTTTTTTATGTTATCGGTTGATTCCATTCGGGGCCGTTCATTAGTTCTAGAATTTCAGTATGTGTATTATCATAATACTGAGATAAAAAAGAGTAATTTTCTGTATCACCTTTATGCAATTTTATTACAATTTGGCTGCTGTCTAAACTGTATCTTTGTGTTTCCAGGTCGCCGACAGATACAGAAATTATTTCTGTTAAGTTTGTATCTGAAGCGCTTATTATGAAATATCTATTTTCCATCAATTATATTTTTATGGGCAGTCTGTTAATAAATCTGCTTCTTCAGAATTAACTGAAATATACCCTGTTGTAATTCCGGTTAAATCAGGAATTTCAAAAGCTGTACCGTTCCAAAAGGAAGCGCCGATATTAGTATTCAAAATTAAATCTGACTGCTTAGGTGTGTTAATATCACAATTATAAAAATTTAAAATTTCGGTAGGTGTTAGCTCCGTTTTCCACCAACGTACGACATTAAGAAGACCGTTAAAAAGTGTTCCTATTTTTACAGGTTCAGTATTTGTTATTGTACCCGTTAAACTATTTGTAACTATTGTATTAGGCAACAAACCCCCGTTTTTGTAAAACTTTACGCCCGAATTTGTGTTACTTCCGTCATAGGTTACCGCTAAATGAAGCCAAACCCCCGTACTAATTAACGCGCCCGAACTATTTGTGATTAGTGCGTTTAACCCCCCGTTATTCTGTAAGTGCAATTGCAATTCACCCGTAGACCTTACGGCAAATAAAATACCTTTTCCCGAGGCGTGTTTTTGTAGAATATATTGAGCATTCACAATAGAATCAAATTTCACCCACCCCCCAAAAGACATAGGGTCAGTTTTTGTAAGGTCAAAAGCTGCGTTTATTGGTGCTTGTATATACTCATTTACGCCGTCTAAATTAAGACTTTTACATTCAATTTCCTGCTTGTAATTTTCTAAATCATAAGCAGGGAAACAGCCGGAACCAGGTAAAGAAAGCAAATTGATTTTGTGTATTTCTTCAGTACATTCTGAAATGTGCGCAATTGTAAAAGATACTTCAAAGGTTATTAACCTATCATTAAACAAATTGCTTTTTGGTTCAAATCTTGGAACGGTACGAATAAAGCCGGCTTTATAATATTGTAATACTTCAGATAAATTTGATATAAAATCTTCTGTTATCTGTTTTAAAGCGGCCCACTGCTCAATCAGATTATCTGTTTTTTGTTCCCCCGAATTATCATAATTTTGAAGATCATCAAAATACAAATTTACTGCTATATCTTCTTTGAATCCTAAATAGTTTAATTCTTCTGAAGGCTGAAAAAAATCAGGCACATCGAAATGAAGGGCCGGAAACAGGCGGCCGGTTTTTACACCTTTATCAAAATTGTTATCAATATTTTTGTTGATGTCAGACCGCCACCCGAAGTGATAAAATTTTAGGCGGCTGTCAGCCTGAACCATCAAATTAAAAATATTGCTTATTTCTGTTAATGTAGTATTCATTTTTTTAATATTTCATTTTGCATTTTTACTATAGCATTTTCAGCACTAAGAAATAAAAAGGCTTCATATAAATCTGCTTCTTCAGCAGCTTGAAAGCTTGTTTTTCCTGCTATGTCAAAAAGTTTACTTTCAGCAATTCTTTTAATTATCAGATACCAACCGTAAGTTTTTTCAATTGCTTTTCCTGCCTTTGTGCTATTTCCTGAAGCATTGAATAAATCAGCAAATTGTGTTTTAATTCTTCGTTTAGCCGAAGCAAAAAAAAAGCTGTGTTAATAACTTTGTCCATAGACAGCCCCTTAAAAAGCTTCTTTCTTAAGTTGTGTGTGTTCTTATCGTAGCTGTATTTTTCACCTTCAGGCCTGCATAAAACAACCATAACGTCCAACATTGAAAGCCATTCCCCGCCTTCAACTTCAGCAAAATTTTCCTGAAATTGTGAAGCTTCAGCAAATTCTGATACTGTGGAACCTTCCATATTTTCAGCCGGTAATACATACCTTTTTCCTTTAATCTCAAAGCCGCTGAAAGATTCATCATTTTGCATATTTGCTAAATCAATTTCTATTGTAAAAAAAGCACTTTCAAGCTGTTCTATATTCATTGATTCTTTTATTTCTTCAGCAGGCAGGCCACACCAAAAGCCGACAGATAAAGCAAAAAAATCATAACATATCAATTTATCTTTATCTGTATAACCGCTCCAGGTTTCAGCTAAATTTTCAGCTTCAAAAAGTTCTTTTAATTTTTCCGGTGTCTTTGGTGCTATGTCAGAAAGATATTTTAAGAACTTTTCAAACGTTATATTTTGCCAATCTTTCGGGCTGCTGTACTTTTTACCGTTCAATTCAAAAGATATCATTATATAACTTCTTTTTTGGTGCTGTTATCAGCTATTAAATTCCTGTTTTTATCAGCTTTTAAAGTTTTTAAGTACTTATCTATCTGCCGTTTTTCAATCCACAGTACAGCCGAAATTTCAGCCGCTGCTGTACCTTCAAAATATAGCTTTTTAATTGCTGCTTTCTTTTCTTTGTTCAGATACTTATTAAATTTCGGCCCCTTTTTTTCTTCTTCTGTTGCCGGTAATAGTTCAGGCGCTTCTTTTTCCTGAAGTTTAAAAGGGTTTATTTTCGGCGGCTGCTGTACTGTCTTTGTGCGGGGCTTCCTGTACCCCAATCTATGTAAAATTTTCTTTTGTACGTGTAAATATTGCTGTAAATCTTTCAATTCATAAGCGCCGCCGGTAAAATTTTCAATGTCTTTTTCTGTGTCCTGTACAATTTTTAATTGCTTTTCTTTTAATGTCATTTTGTTGTTTGTTCAGTCTGTTTATAAAATATAAGGATTTGAATTTTCAATTAAATACTCAAATATTGCGTAGCATAAAACATCAATTTTATCATCATGCTTTGAATTTGGGAAGCCTTCAGCTTGCAAAATAAAGCTATCAATATAATTACCTTCAATCAGCTTTACACGTCCTGACCTTAAAAAAGGTTCTATACTTTCAACCCTGTTAAATTTGCCCAATCTTACAAAGTCATTATTTATGCCGGTGCAATTATAGCCCTTATTCAAAAGCAAATCTTCGAATGCATAACCTGAAGCTTTTAACTCAATATGAATTAAAGAATTCTTATTTATTCCGTTCTGTATGCTGAAGCTTTCAAAGAACTTTATAAAATCAGATAACTTTTTACGTACGCCGGTTATACTACGAATGTACAAAATTTTATCTGCTTTATCAAAATAGCATATACATAAGGCTGTTTCATCATTCTGTTTTTTTTCAGTCCATGCCCCATCTATGAAACACGTCCAGGGCACAGAATTAATATTGAAAGGAAGCTGATTATTTTTGATAATAGGAAACCAGGCCCCCCGTATCATATCACCGCCGGCCGCTGTTGGGCGCTGCTGATAAAGGCCGCTGAAGGTGCGGGGCTGCTTTGCCTGAATTTCTTTTAAGCGCTCTAAACTATGCAGGGCCGGAAACAAAGCGCCGCCAATTTTACGAATGTCTTCAGGGTTTTTATTATCTTCTTTGATAGCCGGCAAAATAATAACCTTCCATTTGCCGCCGGTTTCTGTTGTTCCATCTCTTAAAATAAGCCGGCCGGCAAGATCATCTTCGTGCCGGCGGGTAATTGTAAAAGCTACCTTTGAATCATTATGTAAGCGGGCTTCAAGTTCATCAGTATACCAATCAAAAACCCTATTTCTGTATGTTTGGCTATTGGCTTCAGCAACATTTTTTATAACATCGTCCATAAATGCAAGCTTTGCAGGGTTCCCCGCAATACCGCCCTGAACTCCGACCGCCTTCAGGAAACCACGCCCCCCTACAATTTCAAATTCTTCAGAGTTTTTGACATAAGAACCCGCAGCATTCGATACTACATTTTTAGAATTTAGTTTTGTTCCAGGAAAAACAGCAGCGTATTTTTCTGATTCTATTATTCTTTGAATTTTTCTGTTTTGTTTCTTTGCTTGCGTGCTGTTATACATTACCAAAATGCTTTGATAGTCTATATTTTGACCGAAAGCCCACGCCGGCAGATATTCTGTTAACATTGTGCTTTTTTGGTGCTGCGGCGGCATAAAAAGCATTAAAAAAGGGTGTTTATCAGTTTGTAGCCATTCCTGAAGGACTTTACAAACATATTTGTGGTGCCAATTGAAAGAAAATTCCGGCGGGCTTAAATAAGTAAGAAAAGTAAAAAAACAGCTTCGGGCTGTTCTTACTTCTCTTTCAATCAATAAATCTAAATATTGACTTTTATTTATTGTCTTTTCTGCTTTCAAACTGTTTTATTTGTTCGTTTAATTCTTCATCTGTTAGGGCTTCTTTGTCTATTTTTATATGTGTTTCCTGCTTATCTTTGTAGTTGTGATTATTCTTTAAGTCAAATATAGCGCCTGCTGTTGAATAATCACCTGATAGCAGCCCTTCAATCTTACTTTGCTGTATATATAAGCGTGCTTTTTTTATAGCGTGTAAAAAGGGCTTCTGATTTTTGTCAGTATAACCGGCATAATCTATAAGGCTTTTTCGTTCCACAAAGCCCAAAGCTAAACAAAGCCCTTCAATAGTTAAGGGCCTGCCGGCTGCTTTGTAAGTAGAAAAATATTCTTCAATTTTTGCCTGAAATTCTTCTATTGTTTCATGTTTCTTTTTGGCCATAACATCTATTTTTTATTTTCCTGATGTGCCTGTATACAAAGCTGTATAAATTTACCGGCTTCGATTCCTATTTTAATAGCTTGAATTGTGATAGCTTCAGCAGTATCTGAAGAAAGGCCCTTAACTTTCTGCTTTACGCCTGCTATTATTGCGGCTGTATATTCTTCTGAATTTTTGCCGGCTTCCCATTCTTTAGGAATTGACTTCAGGCTTTTTACTATTTTAGGAATCTTTAAAGCATTATCCCAAAGCGCCAAAGCTTCAGCAAAAGAAAGCTTTTTGTCTTCCAGGTCTTGCTCATTATTCTGTTTTTAAAAGTTATAAAAAAGGCGGGCTATTTAGTCACAAATCAAAGAATTTTATCCCGTAAGTTAATAAAAGTTAAGATTAATTTAACCCGCCTTTATGTCTAAATATACGATTTTTTAAGCAGATAAACAAAAGCAGCGCCTGAAGCAAAATAATAAAATTCAATTTTCTAAGCTTTGAGTTTAAAAATAAATGAATAAAATATTAATATAATGCCACTTATAACCGCTTCAGGATGCTTTAATTTTTACAAATTCCATCTAATAAAGTAAATATTTTCAATCTGTTTTTTTGTTCTGTTGTAAGATGTACAAATTTTCGCGGTACAGAATAACCGTAAAAATGTATAAATTCAATATCTTTTTCTTTGTCTGCCAAAAAAGGAAAAAAATGTATATGATAGTCTTTGTATTTTCCGTTCATTGTTTCAGACATAGACCAATAAAATGAATTAAAAGAAGATACCCACATTTTTAAAGTTCGTTTTCAGGTAGTGTATTATTAAATTTTGATTGTAGTATTTCAGCTCTGCCGGTTTCTTCACTCTTTTCTGTTTCTGTGATCTTAAGAAAACAAAGCAGGCTTTTGGTTTTTTTGTCAAATTCTAAGATAATATTTTTTAAAAGTTCGTTTTCTTCTTTTAAAAGTTTTATCTGTTTTTTATACTGTTTTTCTGTCATTTATCAAACTTTTCCAGGTTGTAAAAATCAATAATATCCTTCAGCTTTTGGCCGTAGCATTTACCTTTTAAACAGCTTGTGGCATATACTGTGCCGCCTTCAGAAACATATTTTTTGGAATCTTTTGTATTATCAGCCCCACATAAAGCGGTTAAAAACTTCTGTAAATTTGGCCGGCCTTTTATCCTTTTGGCATATCGTAAAAGTATATAACTGTGCGCCCTGATGCAGTACCACTGATTTTTATAGTTTCTAAATTTATCTTTGCATGAATCATCACAGGCAGTAACATAAGGCTTTTTTTCATTTATACCAATAAAAAGCTTTTTACCCTTTTTCGGTTTCCTGAATTTGTGGCCATATATATTATTAGCAGTTTTTGAAAGCTTTGAAGTGTTAAATTGGCTTTCTATTATTGCCTGTGCTATATACAAAGAAGCCGGGATACTTTTAAATTTAGGCTGCTGTACTTCCTTCTGTACTTCAGCCCCGAAGTACTTAATAAACTGTTTTATATAGTTCTTTTTCCATTTTTTAAAGCAGGCTTTTTCTGTTTTGTTCAGATTTTTACCCTTCCATTCGTTACGTGATAACCAATTACGACCGACCGGAAGCCCGCATTTATAGCGCTGTGTTATTGGCGCTTTGTCTGTACGGCCTGCAAATATTGCGGGCTGTTTTGGTTCAATTTGTTTTGTGATCTTTACAGGCGCAGCAGGTGCGGGCTGTTTTGAAGAAGTTAGGAATATTAAAAGGAAACAAGCGGCGGCATAAAGCCAAAATTTTAAATTTTTCATTGTTGTTGTGTTTGAAAAGTTATTAAAAAAATTAAGTATATACAAATATAATATAAGTTTTACCAAATATACTAATATTTGTACTATTATTTTATTCTTCTATTTTGATACTCCAGGTTATACCGAAATGTTCTAATAATTTAACCTGTATCTTCAGGCTGATAGGTTCCCCCTTCAGCAGTCTTTGAAGGTTTCGGCTTCCAATTGGCAGCGGACACGACCCCCGCCGCTTAATCATTCCGACCGTAAGGCCCGAATATTCCAAATATTGGCGGCATAGAAGCCGTATCTTTTTTTCGGCGGGGCTTT